GTCGACAAGCGATATTTTTTTAGTTTATACGTGAAAACGGATGGAAGGAGAACAGACTATGGCAAAACAGACCACGAAATCTGAAAAAGCGATGCGAACTGATCTCCTGGATCAGCTTTCAGCGCAAGGCAAGACAGCAAGCTACTATGTAGACCTCGTAGACAGATATTTGTTTCTGAGACGAACGGCTGATGCTTTGCAGAAAGACATTGATGAACGCGGGCCAGTCGTTCCTATAACTTCTGGGAACGGTTTTACAAAAACAGCTCCGAACGAATCAATTCGTGAGTTGAAAAACACACTGTCTTTGATGCTTGTAATCATCAGAGACTTGAATCTCAGAGAGCCAGCAGCAGCGGAAGATGACGACGCTGCATACCTTCAGTGATTGTAGTACCAGAGATTGAAGATTACATCGCATACATGAAAAGTCATTCGCAGTGGATCAACCGGGACCGGTGGCTGCTGGCCCAAAACGTCATCAGGCCACTGTTGAACAGGTCAGATGTGTACTTCAATGATAAGCAGTTCCGTGACTGTATAGCATTTGCGGAAGCCAATTACTATAGCTTATTCCTTGTGCAAAAGTTCCTGTATGCAATGCAGTTCTTTTACTACACGAAGGACGATGAGCCGGTATTCCCGGAGTCACTTATTATGATGGGACGAGGTGGAGGCAAGGATGCAATCATTGCACCTCTCAGCAATTATTTTTTAACGCCGTTGTATGGAATTTCACAGTATCACATTGATATTGTGGCCAATGCTGAGGACGTCTCAAAGGACACGTTTTTACTTGTACACGATGCCATGGACAAGCCTCGGTGGAAAAGCAAATTCCGTGTCACTCTTGAGGAAGTAAAAAATCTGAAAACGAAGAGCAGATTACGCTACAACACAGCACGCGGTGAGACAAAATACGGCAAAAAGACTGGCATGGTTGTTTTCAACGAATTGCACACATACATCGATTATTCGCAGATTGGCGTATTCACTTCAGGCCTTGGAAAAGTCAAAAATCCGAGGACTATATACATAACTACAAACGGGTATATAAGGGAAGGTCCTCTGGATGATAAACTTGCACAGGCGCGACAGATCCTTGACGGCGGTGAGAACAAGATTGGGTTATTCCCATTCATATGCAGATTGGATGACATCAGCGAAGCAGGCGACTTCGATGCGATGCACAAGGCCAACCCAACTATGGAATACTTGCCAACGCTGGAACGGAAGATCATGCAGGACTATACAGCCGCGCAGGAAAATCCGAAGCTTTGGGCAGAGTACGTCACTATGCGATGCAATCTGCCAGAGGAGAAACCCGGCGAGCAGCAGGTAGCCACTATACCGGAGATCCTGCGATGCAGCTATACAGGCAGTACGCTTGAAGAGCTTGAGAAGCGCGAGCCGCGGCCAGTACCGGACACAAAAGGCCAACCCGCGATTATTGGCATTGACTATGCAGATGTCCGAGACTTCATGAGTTGTGGTGTTCTCACCAAAGCTGGTGACGATTATGTGTGGACCCAGCACACCTGGGCAAACAAAAGAAATCCGAGATTCCGTGAAATCAGATTCCCACTGGAAGGATCTTGTGGAGCTCCTGGATATCAGGATTATGAGATCGTAGATGCGTCCTCACTTCCGGTCGATTCCCTCTGTGATTATGTTGATACGCTCTTACAGATATTTGACGTCAAAGCTATCTGCCTCGATACATACCGCTGGCAGGTCTTGAAGACGGCTTTCGAAGCAAGAGGCTGGTACGAATGCTCAAGGGATACACCCTGGGGAATCGTACATCTTATTAGGCGTGTATCAGCTATCAGTACCATCATGGGACCGCTGCTGATGCAGAATCTGTCAGACGGTCACATTATATATGGTGATTCCGCGATTATGCGTTGGTATACATCGAACACCGGTTTTATCACCGACAAAAACGGAAACACAGTCTTTGTGAAGATTGAAGAAAGAACACGCAAAACTGATGGATTTATGGCGATGGTAGTCGCCTTTTTCATGAAAGATAGTTTGGAGGAACTTGTATTCTATGTTTGAATTTTTAACACAAAAAAGAGATGGAACACTGGTCGACCTCCTGTCCGTCGTATCAGTGGATCTTACGAAGCTACAGGCAGCCCGCTGGGCACATGAGCGCGCAGTAGACCTGATTGCAAAGTCAGTCGCACGCTGCGAAATCTTGAAACAGACCTCAGACGGGATCACCACTGATGACGACTATTACGTACTGAATATTCAACCGAATTCGAACGAAAACGGCTATGCATTCTGGTATCAGGTCACAAAAAGATTGCTTAAGGAGCAGGAGTGCTTAATTGTTCCGCTTAACGGATCATTATATATTGCCGATTCATATTCTGTCACCCAGGAGGCCATGAAGCCCAGGCGCTACAGCAGCATCACACTTGAAGTAGCAGGCCAGACTAAGGCGATATATCGCACTTTCAAGGCAGACGAAGTAATTCACATTCGATACAGCAACGAACGCATCAGAGAATACACTAAACAGCTGCTTGGCCAGTACGACAGTGTGATCGATACGGTACAGAGCTACTATAAGACCGCACACAGCAGCAAGTTCATTTCGCGGATCAATGCGCCTGGATCCATCCCTGGCCAGTCAGTAAAGCTGATCGACCGCGAAACGGGCAAAGTGCTGACAAAAGAGGACTATGCGCAAAAACTGGCAGCGGACCTCGCTGCGGATAAGCTGTCAGTGATCACAATGAATGATGGCAGAGACATTGAACAGCTCAAAATTGATTCGGGCGGCGTTACAGCAGACCAGCTGCAAAAGCTGATCGAAAGCGCGGAGCACGCCGCAGCTATGGCATACGATATACCACTGAATGTTTTTAGCGGGACCATCACGGAAAAAGGGCAGAGTGACGCAAATTTTTGCACCTACGCACTAATGCCCGTGATTGACGCAATCGACTCTGAGCTCAACGCGAAAATGGTCGGACACGATGACTACTTGAAAGGTGAACGTCTGATTACCTGGACAGGCAACTTCTCACAAAAGAATTTGGCAGATTCAGCAGCCGGTCTCGAAAAACTGAGAGGCATTGGCTTCAGCTTAGATGAATGCCGACAGGCTGTCGGATGGACGCAGCTCGGTACAGACTTCAGTACAAAGCGCGCATTGACTAAGAACTTCACAACAGAGGAGGATACATAATGAACCAGACAGGCTTCAATTACGTTTTCCAGCTGTCACAGGACAGTGGAGAGCATGAACTTTATATATATGATGACATCAGAGAGCTCGGAGATTTCAATTGGGAGACATGGAGCTACGACGAATCAGAGACATCTGCAAAACACTTCCGCGATCTGCTGAGTGAGATCCCAGACGGTGATCCGATCACTGTTTATATTAACTCACGCGGCGGTGATGCGTACCAGGCAGCAGCGATCGCATCGATGCTCAGACGCAGAAGCGGCAAAGTGACAACAGTAGTAGACGGAGCAAGCCACTCAGCAGCTTTCACCATCTTACAGGCAGGTTCTCATAGAGTAATGAACAGGGGCACTTCCGCGATTATCCACAATATGTGGACCTACGCTGCAGGTAACAGTAAGCAGCTCAGAGAGATTGCTGATCAGCTGGATATCGCTATGGAGGGCGAGATCGCATACTACATGGAGAGGGCCAAGATCAGCCGCGAAAAGTTGATAGAGCTGCTGGATGCAGAAACCACGCTCACGCCGGAAAAGGCGCTGGAATATGGTTTTATCGACGAAATTGCTGAGCCTAAGAACAGACTTCAGGCGACCACAGAAAGCCCCGCAGAAGGCCCAAAACAGGCTGTACAGAGGGCGGCAGATCCAGTAATGGAGAAGCTCTCGCACATCGAAAACATGATCACAGAGATGCAGAAATCCCCTGTGATCACTTCTTCTGAGATCCAGGAGGTTCATCCAGGCAAGACCCCGGCACCGGCACCGGAAGAAACGCCGGACCCAAACCAGGAAAAGAAGGGCGTCGGATTCAACGTCCTTTTTTCATAAATAGATGATAAGGAGGACAAGAAAGTGAAAATCACATCTATTAAGACTAACGACGCTCTGAAGCAGGAAGTTGTAAACATGATCAACTCTGCTGAAGACAAAAACGAAGGCGTGTTCGCCGCTATCGATGCAGTGGTGGAACAGCGCGTTGCTGAAGCAAATGCTGATCTGGTTGATCAGATTAAGGCAGAAGCAGCTGCAGGCGTCCGCAATTTCAGACAGCTGACTAAGAGCGAAAAGACTTTCTATGAAGCTCTGCAGAGAGGTCCTGAAGTCTTCAGACAGGCAGTCACAGCCGACCAGATCGACATTATCCCGACAGAGACAATCGATTACACTCTGGCAAACGTCAAGGAGCCTTCCGGCATTCTTGCACTTGTAAACAGGGCACCGGCAGGAGTTAAAAAGTGGCTCGTTGCCGAAAAGACTGGCACCTATGCTTGGGGCAAGCTCACTGACGCTATCACAGGTGAACTGACAGCTACAATCACATCCCTCTCCATGGACGCGTTCAAGCTGATGGCTTACTGCATCATTCCGAAGGCAATTCGTGATCTCGAAATCGGTTATGTAGACAGGTACTTCACAGCAGTTCTGCAGGAAGCTCTCCAGGACGGCCTTGTATATGGATACCTGTATGGCGACGGCGTAAGCAGCCCGATTGGCATCTTTAAGCAGATTGCAGCTGTAAATACAGACGGTACGCACAAGGACAAGACAGCCCTGACAACGATCAAAGGCTTCTCTCCAAAGCAGCTGGCTCCGGTCCTCAAGACACTGTCCAACGACGGCAAGAGAGTTGTCCGCAACGTCGCTCTGATCTGCAATCCTGCAGACCGTTATGAGTATGTTAACCCTGCACTTTATGGTGACAGCATCTCTGGCGGATTTGTCTCCAAGGCATTCATCAATATTGAAGTAATTGAAGACGCAAATGTCACTGCCGGCAAGGCTGCATTCACTCTTCCGGGTGTCTATACTCTGGGCGTAAATGCGGTCAAAGTTGACGAGTACAAAGAAACAAAGGCGTTGGACGACGCTGATGTTGTTATCGGTAAGGTCTATGCAAACGGGCGCGCTGTCGATGATAACTGCGCTGTTATCTTCGATGTTACGAAGCTCGAAGAGTACGTTCCGACAGTCATTAACAAAGCAAGCGCCTAAGAACAATAACTAAGGAGGCAGCATACAATGAACAATCTGATTGCAGAATTGAGGACAGAGTACCAGCTGCCTCCTTACCTCTCTGACGCAGCCATCACGGCTTACATCAGAGAGGGCGAGGCGGCACTGCACCAGCTGGTGCCCGATGCTGACTTCGATGGTGATCCGGTATATAGAGGACTCCTGAAGTCATATGCATACTACGCATACATGCATGCACAGCACGACTACTGGAACAACTACAAAGCCTCTATTCTCACTTGGCAGACTGAGCGCTACAGAGATCTGCCGGAGGACGAAGCATGAGAGGCGTTCCGGCGTACAACAGCGGCGTTTTGGAGCTCTATGAACAAGTCACTGAGACAGTAGGTGACTATCCTAAAAAGACGCTCAAAAAGGCTGATATTGGACCTATCTGGTACAAAGAGCTTGCTGTCTTTGACCGCACACGGATTGCCCTTGAAGAAGCAGGAAAGCAGATTACCCTGAAGGTCCAGATCCCGCAGTACCGCGAGATCGATAGTAATTCTTACTGCCTGATAGACGGCAAGTTTCATAAGGTTTTTAATGCTGCACACGGCACAGACCGCGAAGGGTACCAAATGACAGAACTTACCCTGATTGCTCCAGAAAATAATCTGACGGAGGTGGATGCATGACTAAAGACGAACTTTCGCAGATCTTGCACGAATTCTGCAGCAATGTGAGTGATTCTATCACCGATATGGAGCAGCAAAATTTGTATCCTCGTGTTGTGTACTGGAGCTATGCATGGGACTATATCACCGGCTCAGGAGCCGCTCATGAGGACGTCAGAACGTACCAGGTCAGCATCTGGGGAAAGGTTCCGCCGGAGCACAATCCGGCAGTAAATGGCATCCGCGGTGCTCTGGCGAGTCTTGGATATTTCCCGACAATTCACCACGAATACGTCAGAGAAGATCAGGCTTTTCACTCATATTTCAGCCTTGAGGTCATTGAATAAAATGGAAGAGATTCGTACCCAGGAAGTGCTGCAGCCATTTGATGAGCTGATGTCAGATCTTCAGGCGTACGCAGCAGCCACGGAACCAAAACGGGTCCAGGAGGTCTTAGAGCTTGGAGCGCAGGCTCTGGTAAAGCAGCTCGATAAGCTGCCGTACCCAATCAGCAGGATCCGCGCACCAGGGCACACACACCTGGTCGACAGCTTCACATATGGAACAGTAACCACTGGGCGTTATAAGGGCCAGGTCGAAGTCGGCTGGGGCGTGTACTACGGTCCTATGGTGGAACACGGCACGAAACTCGGCGGCAATGGAGCACAAGGCCAGCGCGCACAGCCACACATTGAGCCTACATGGCGTAAAAACAAAGAAAAGATTTACAAGCTCATGCTGGAAGAAGCAGGGCTCACAGATAAATAGAAAGGAAACGAAAATGGCAATCACAAAGAAACATGTTCCCCTGAAGGAAACTATTGGTGATCAGTACATCTGTTTTAATACACCGGATGCTACAGGTGAATGGACGACTACTTATGAGACTGGCGTAACAGAAATCGATGGTGTTAAGACCAGCGAAGTGACAGACAATACAACCAGCACAGACGTATACGGATCCGGCAAGCTGCACGATACCGTCAGAGGAAAAGGCAGCTATGATATCTCAGTCACGGCACTTGGCTTCGATGCGGCAACGCTTGCAAAGATGCGCGGTGATGACGTCGATGAAGGCGGCCTGATCCGTAAGGGATCCGGCAAGCGTCCGTACTTCGCTTATGGCCGCGTCGTAGAGTACCTGGACGGATCCGTCAGGTATGATTGGTATCCGAAATGCAAATTAATCGAGAATTCTGACAGCACAGCGACATCTGAGGACAACTACTCTGAACAGACAGATGATCTGACGATCAGAGCATACGAATACGACGACAAAAAGAACATTGTTGCTTCAGTCGATACTGGGGTCAAAGAAATTGAAGGCCTGACGGAAGCAAAGTTCTTCTCCAAGCCAATTCTCACACCAGCTGATCTGGCTACAGTACTGGCAGGAAACTAAAATTTCAAGTGGAATCCAAAGCATGACCGGTGACAGCCCGGCCTTCTTATCACGAAAAGCTGGGGACCACTCCAGCTAACATGACCACTAAACCAAAAAGGATAACTCACTATGATTGATGAAAAGATCTTACATTTAACAGACGGAACGACAGTGTCCGCAAAAGTAAATTTTGCGACGCTATATTATATGAAGAAGTCTGGCGTTCAGGCTTTTATACCGGATGAAGGTGACCCGGATGAGGAAGACGCATTAGAGATTGCAGCCAGGATGCTGTATGTGCTTTTATGCAGCAACGGCAGGCCGGTGACCTTCCAGGAAGCTCTGGTGTTATGCCCAATCGACATCGAAGAGGTGCAGGCAGTCTTTGACGATTTTAGAGAGCGCCTTGAAGCTTTCAAAAAAAAACAGGACGCCAAACAGGCAATGAAGCAATTCGTGAGCTCGAAATAGACTGGGCGGAATATGTGGTAATTGCGCGTAGGATGGGCTATTCAGAAGAAGAATTTTGGAAATCTGATCCCATCTTTTTTAATGAGGTAGCACAGGCATTTTTCAAAATAGATGGCTCTGTTCAGTACATCCCGACTGATCCGGCAGCACACCGCAGGCTGCTATAACTTAGTAAGCCACAACTGCCAGTTCTGCGTATATTCAGGGCCGAGCAGTA